AAAAAAGCACCTAGAGATCGCAAACAGCGACACGGTGCATGATGTGCATTTGTCGTCGCTTATCAGCGAAGCCAGGGAGCAGTGGGAGTCGGATACCGATTCGGTGACTTGCTACCAAACCTACAAAGTTCGAGTAGAGGGACTTCGAGATAAGTTCCGACTACCGAAGCAACCGATTCAGTCGATCACATCGATCACTTATTTCGATGGCAACAATGCACAACAAACACTGTCCACATCGCTTTACCAACTACACATCGACGAGTTCAGGATTGCCTACCAGCAAATCCTGCCGACGACGTCAGCTCGCTGGGATGCTTGGACAGTAAACTACCGATGTGGCTACTCGCAGGATGCAACTCTCGTTCCGGCTATCGCCAAGCGAGCAATGCTGCTGCTAGTCGGCCACTACTTCGAGAACCGCGACATGCTCATGTCTGACGCAATCCAGACCATGAAGCCTTACGAAGCTTTGGTTATTAGGTACATGCGGAGTAGCTACCCATGAGCCTAGGCAGACCAAAGCGATTCGACATAGGTTCGATGAGGCATCGCTGTACCATTGAGACACCTACGGAAACACAGGACTCGTTTGGTCAACCAGTGGTGACTTGGTCGAACTTCTTGGTCGATGAGCCTTGCCAGTTTCTTCCGGTTGGAGGTAGCGAGCCTATGCGAGGTCGGCAGATCGAGGAGAAGGCTAGGGCAGTGTTTCGGATTCGGTACAGGAACGGATACACGCAGTCGATGCGGATTCTGTTTGATGGCGATTACTACGGCATCCTGCGAATCGACAAAATCGATGGTTTGCGGCGATACCTGGAGGTCACCACAACAACATGAAAATCGGCATGAACGTCGAGTTAGACGAAAGGCTTTTGAAGGGCATCGAGACGATGCACTTGCAATTGCAGAAAACGTCTATGCCACCAGTACTGAAGGCATTGGCGGAACCGATCCAAGATCGCGCGAAGCAGATCGCTCCTAGTTCGATCAAGACTGGAACGAGAAAGCTTTGGGGTACAAACGTCACCGCGACGTTCAACCCGAACACGATGCGGAAGCATAGTTCCGGCCGATACATCAGCTACAAAAATTTGCTCAGGTCTGACATCGGCCCGATGGTTATCATCGGCCCAAAGTACCCAGAGGGCAACAAGCAGAACTTTAACAACTCACCAGACGGCCGAGTGGTTTACTACTGGGGCCGAAGGGACAAAAACGGAAAGATTCGCCAGGGAGACGATCCGCGATTTATAGACAAGGCTCGAGACGAGATGCTTTCGATTGCAATCGCGAACTTTTCGTCAGAGCTGGAACGGCAACTAGAACAACTGTTTGAGAGGATGTGACATGGCAAAGAATCTTCGAGTCCAGACTGTTTCCATCGCATCGTCAGGGACGGTATCGACTTCCTTGACCCTTGAGGGAGGCAGGATCCCGATTGCCATCCAAACGCCCTCAGCACTCACGGGAACAGCGTTTACGTTTAACTCGAGTTCTGACTCAGGTGCAAACTTTGCGAGCGTCTACAACGGTTCTACGCAGTACAGCGTGAACGTAGGCACTACGCGACACGTTGCGCTGAGCCGAGACGCGATGGACGGAGTGAAGGTGTTCCAGATCGTTTCTGGAACCACCGAAACGGCAGCACGAACAATCACAGTCATCAGTGGTGAATAATGTCTGCCATAGGCGAAGCATTCAGGACGAAACTGCTGACTTACACTGCTGTATCCAACATTGTTGGTCAGCGGATGTATCCAGACGTTTTAGCGTTGAACTGCCAACTTCCGGCGATCCTTTTTTATTGTTCATACACAGAGAGGGAGCATTACCTTGGTGGACTAACAAAATTTGCGTCTGCTAGATTTACGGTCGAATGCTATGGCTCGACTCGATCTGCATGCGCGACGTTATCGAATGCGATTCGGAACACGGGCATTGATGCCTTCCGGGGGGTGGTTTCGGGTTACACTTTTTGCGGAGTAGAGTACGATTCTTCTGATGAGTACAGATACGAAGCACCAACTGACGGAAACATACCTGTTAGGTATTTATGTAGTTTCGATTTGACTATTCATTACAAGGAAATCTAAATATGGCAGCCCTCACTATTCCAGACTCCGGCCTAGGCGCGACCATCAGCGGAACCTCGCTTATTACCACCTACATCACCAAGATCGGGGCGATTTCGATTGGCGTTGATAAGCTTGACATCACTCACCTTGGATCCAGCGGATACAAGATGCAGCGATCAAGCGACTTGCGAAACTTGCCTGAATTTGAGGTTGAGTTCCTGTGGACTGGCGCAGCATTGCCAATTTCGACAACTATGGTGAATACCGCAGAACCGTATGCTGGCGTGCTGTGTACGGTAACTTTCCCGAGCGCAGGATCGATTCAGGGAACTGGATTTATCAGCAACGTCAAACTACCAGACGTTCAGCAAGGTCAAGTCATGAAGGGATCGTACACCTTCTCGTTTGACGGTGGCCCAGGAACTGCCAGCGTCACTTCCAATCAACCAACCTTTACCGTTGCGTAGGTTAACTTATGATTGTTTTGCAAAAACGCCTCGCCGTCACTTGGACCGGCGAGGAGTGTGAAATCGGCCAATGGCAAATCCTGAAAGACGGCGTTCTTATCGGCTACTTGCCCCACGCTGTTGACTCTCGCATTTTGCCAGTGGTTGGATTCCCATACGACATCGAAGACGAAGTTGCTCGCGAATGCGAACGTCAACGTCCGATGTTTGATGGATTAAAGTCCAAGGTGTTGCCGCCAACGCATGAGCTAAAGGCGGTTGAGGATATTCTTAAGGCTATGGAGGAAGAGCAAAAAGATGGTGATGATCAACAAGCAATTGCTGAGTGAGTATCTTAGCAAGCCGTTACGCGAAGAGGTTGTCGAGATCGATGGTCATCAATGGCGATTGCGTCAGATGACTGAGGATCAAGGGACAACCTACGAACTGGCGTTGCAGGACAAGAAGGGCAAGATCGACTTCAGCAAGGCGAGAAGGTTGATGATCTCGTTGATGCTGATCGACGAGGAAGGCAATCGCGTGAGCGAAAACGAAGCCGACTTCAAAAACCTTTCGCGTGCTGTTGCCGGTGAGCTTTTTTCACGATGCCAGGACTTGAATGCCTACGGTAAGGCTGAGATCGAGGACATCGTAAAAAAATCCGAGGAAGCGGAAAGCTAAGGTTAGCTTTTCGCTTGGCTCTTCGCTGGGGCATACCTGACGTATTTGCTTGGTTGCGATCATTGCCATCGGATTCTTTTTTGAATCAATGGATGGCGTTCGATTGCGTCGAGCCGATAGGCGAAGAATGGCAGCAGACATCAATGCTTGCATCGCAAGTACTGATGGAGTCCTATGCGAAAGCAGGGCTCGAGCCTCCTCAATGGGAGGACTTCATGCCGCCAAGGTATATTCCGCAAGAGAAGATAAAGATCGAGTCCAAGCCACCTGAAGAGGTTCGCAAGGATACGATGAAGAGCATGCTTTCGTCTCTAGGATTCAAGAAGGTGACAAATGGCGGCAGCAAGAACGATAACCCCGGTTAACATCCGTCTTGGTGTCGATGTCACTAAAATTAAAGAGGGCATGCAGGTAACGTCAACCGAACTGCGGAATCTGTCTAGATTGACTTCGCAGAGCGCGGAAGGGATGACAAAGCTTGGCTACGCGACAGACTTGTTCAATAAGTTTGTCTCTGCTGGTCAGGTTAGCCGGGCTGAGGCGGATCGCATTCTTGAGAGCCTAGCTAAGAAGTATGGAGTGGTGACTGAAGAGGCTAAAAAAGCAGCAGAAGCTACTCGCAAGCAATCCGAAGAACAAAAACAAGCAGAAGCAAGTTTGCGTAAAACGGAACAGATACTCGCAAAGCTGACGACAGACGAGGAAAGGTTTGCTGCCGCTCAAAAGCTTTTAGAAGAGCAATTCAAAAAGGGAGCTGTAGCTGGAATTAGTTTAGGCGAAGCACTGCGGAGATTGAGGCAGGAATATGATCAATTGACTCCAGCCGAACGCGCAGAGGCAAACGCTCAAAAAGAAGCAGCGGCGCGGATGAAAGAGTACGAGAGAATAACAAACCTTGCAGCAACAGGCACAGATGCGTTCGATAGAAAACTTGCTGGACTGAACACGCAATTGCATATGACCGAGATAACTGCATCTCAATACAAAGCAGCAGTAGCGGCATTGCGAACTGAGTACGGAGTGCTTACGGGATCGCAGCAGAGATTTCAAGCGTTGCAAGAGCGTGGTCGAATTGCAAGTGAAGAAATGATTGACGCTCAGACGCGACTAAAAGCTGTGTTAGATCGCGGACAGTCTATCACTATGAAATACTCAGCAATCATGAATCAGTTCGCGTCCGATATGCGAACCGGAAAAATTACTGCCATAGAGTTTGCTGCCGCTATGAGGCAGTTGAACATGGAAATGGACGATGAGGAGAAAGCGCAGAAAAAAGGCAAAACCGGAATGTTCGGCACGCTCATATCACCAAGGGCGTTAGCTACTGGTGCTGCATTTGCCGGAATTGGTGCAGCTGTTTCTGGTGCTAGAGGAATCATGTCCCTAACCATGGCCCAGGAAGAGGTCACTGCGATAACCAAAGCGTTGACAGGAAGCGAAATTGCTACAAAGCAATTGCTTGAATCGTACAGGCAACTTGACAGAGAATCGATGCTTTCGTTTGCTGCGTTTGGCGAAGCTGGAAAGCAAATGCTCGCGGTCGGCATGTCGGTTAAAGAATTAACTCCAATGCTTCAAGGGTTGAGCAAGGTGTCCGGCGGAAACGAGGAGCGATTCCATTCTCTTGTTCGCGCCATGACTCAGGTGCAAACAGCAGGGCGACTAACAGCATCTGAAATGCTTCAGTTCACTAATGCTGGATGGTCTCCATTGAACCAGATCGCCAAGCGCGCTGGCGAGACGATGGCAGAAACCAAGAAGCGTATTGAGGCAGGCGCGGTCTCGGTAAATGAAGTCAAAATGGCATTGATGGACGCGACTACTGCTGGTGGTGCGTTTGTTAACGTCAATGAAGAAATGCAGAAAACATTTACCGGAGCTTGGGCAAAGTTCCGGTCTGATATACAGGCCAGCGCGATGGCCGTAGGCATGAATTTAGTGCCAGCAATGCAGGAATTCCTTTCCGTCATTAAGGGAACAGCAGATGCATTGCCATATTTAATGGCCCCGTTGACTGGCTATATAAAATTTGCGTCACTCATTATTGCACTTCGATCCGGTAGCATGACTCGCGTAAATGAATTGCTTGACAAATACGATGAACTCGACAGAGATCAAAAATTTGCTGAAGAAATGGCAAAGCGCAAGACTCAAAGTCAGCAAGAATTTCTTGAAGAACTCAAAATAGAAAGTAAAGAAGAAAAGAAGTTACGAGAAGACAAAGAACAGATCGCTGCGTACAACAAGGAAATTTTGAAACTTGAGGAGCAGACTAGCGACGCAATCGAAAAGAAGTGGTATAAAGCAAAGTTTGGTGAAGAGGCTGAAATACAGCGACTTAAGGATAAAATCGCTTTCCAAAGCAGCATTGAAAAATTAAAGCCGCAGGAGCAAATGCGACTGAATGAGCAACGTATTGCAGAAACTGAATTGATAGAGCGCAACAAGGAGCGTGAAGAAAAGCAACAAAAGATGATGGACGCAATGCGGCATGAACTTGCCGCGACAGAGGAGTTAATTCGGCTGAGAAAAGGCGGACTCGTTGTGTCCGAGGAGGATCTGAAGAAGCATGAAAAGATGAAGGAGTTCGGCAACTCTGCGGCGAAAGCTGAATACGAGAGGATGTACAACCGAAAAATCGCTTTGGATACCGAAGAAAAGCGGATGAAGAAGATAAACGATGAGTTGAACTCAGACGCAAGAAAGAACCAGGAGAAGTTTCAGCGACCAGAGGCATCGTTCCAAGATAGTGTCGCCAAGCTAATGTCGCAGCGCAAGCTTGCTGGCCTAACGCAGGATGCGTTTGAAGGAGCAGGCATGGACTTGGCTAAGTCATTCCTGCAAGCCATGAACCCAAACAACGTAAGCACAAGTACTGCTCCAACCATGCGAGCTGGGTCGGCCGAGGCGTACAAGTTCATCCAAGAGCAAAACGAGCGAAGGGCTCAACGGGCCGAGCAGAAGTCATTGTTCGAGCGAATGATTGTCGCTATTGAGCGAGGAAACGACATCAACAGAAACAAGGGAGTGGTCGGCACGATCAGAAACTAATGGCATCAGAAATCGTTGGCGAGAAACGCGAAGGATCAGCAACTGTCACCAAGGGCGAAGGTGCGTTCAATCTCAAGTTCAAGGAGACGTACAAATTTCTAGTTGTCGCCGACTCAACTTCCGTCAGTCGCGAAGAGGTGCTGCTTGATACTCCAGGGTTGCCAATTGTCGGTCTTACGTCGATCAGCAACAACCTAGTATGCATCAGTAAGTCGGCAGATCGCAACGGGACACATCCGCTTTACTGGGATGTGACAGCAGAGTTTGAGTCTGAGGAAGAAGAGCAGAAGCAGGACGAGAACAATCCAAGCGACAATCCGGCAACATGGATACCGATTTTCAAGGTCGATTCGTTCGAGACAAAAGAGCGAGTCATTTTTACCGACTTCTCCAGTCCAGTAAAGCGGATATGCAATAGTGCCGGTCAACCGTTTGATCAACCTCTGACTAAAAAGCTTACGTTTTGCGTAGTGTCTTTTACGCAATTCGAGGACGGCGGAGTTGACATCCAAACCATCATGGATCGCAACATGAAAATCAACGACGCTAGGTTTTACTTCGGGAACAGTGCCTCCGGTGCTGCCGCCAGAACATTGCTCTGTCAAGTCACATCTGCCGAGCTTGGCTACTACAACAGATACCGATGCTGGAAAGTCGGCTACAAAATCACCTACGATCCGACAACTCACAACGAACTGATATTGGATGTTGGATCAAGCTATGTTGATCCAGTAGATAATAAACTCAAGCCTTATATGGACGAGCAAAATCAGTTTAGGATTGTTGGCTTTTTGAAAAGCGATGGCGACAAACTGCCTAGAAATAACGCAACAAATGCGACCACAAGAAACTTTCAGACCTACGACGACATTGACTTCAGTTCATTCATAAGGGTCTAGTGATGGCCGATGCCGTATTTGGGTTTACCAGGAAAGACGCAGAGGCACTGCTTCGCCTCATCGGTGGAGAGACGGATCAAACCGCTAACTTATCCAACACTTACGACGCGACTGCTTGCTATCTTGGTGCTGCAACAACCGCAATCACTGCCTATGCGGCAGGAACGCTCGGTAGCGGCACTGCTCAGTTCAAGGCTATCGATGCGGCAAACACGCTAAGTAACACATGGACTGGAACTGTGTACAACTACGGTTCAGCAATCGCAAGCGGATCGCGAATAATAATCTGGCGAGTCGGCGATAAACACGTTGCAGTGGAGGTGTGCTAAATGGGTACTCTTGGGAACTGCTGCTGCGGATGCTGCATGGAACCGGCAGAAATGCCATGGACTAAATTTTCTCTCAAAAACACGCTGACAAATTGCACTACTGGTGGAGGATATACACCACCAGAAGCATCTTTTATTCGCGTTGGCTGTTGCTATCAAGCAACAATGAATGTCGATTGCGATTGGGAGGTCTTATGCCAGGACTATGCCAAACAAACCGCGACTGTTTCATTAACTCTTGACGACTATCAAGTGCACATCCCGTATATAACGACAGGAGAAACCCCTTCCTGTCCATGCACTCTGGTTCAGCGAAGAAGTGGAACAAGAGAGATAACCCGAGTCAGTTCATTTTTTCACAAGAGAAAGCTCGTTCAGATCCAGGTGACTGTCGGCAAAACAAATTACGACTGCGGAGTTGGGTCGCCCTCATGCAAGTTTTACATTGCAGTAAACTACTGGTACGAAACGAAGGAACTGCTCACCGATTTGTGCTGGGGGTACGGCTACGAAACATCTGAAAGGTCATGCGTAGGATTTTACAGGGATGGCACTTGCAGTTACACAAACTCTTGGACTGAGGCATCTGGGTACGAAACCTGCGACGAGTTAACTGGTTTGCTTGACACAGAAACCGCAACAGATGGCGCAACATGCATAGGTAGAATTAAATATTATGACGTTTTGCCAACAACCGACGTTACGATAAATGATCTTGACGAAGCATCTCCATGCGCTCCGGTGACATGCGGTGTGTGCGACGACGAAGACTGTTTTCTTGCTTTTCCGCAGTACAGTGGACCAGAGGCAAGGTTTTTCGATTCTCTACCTGGAGAGCAACCTTGTCCGTGCGATCCACCGACTGGATGCTACGATTACGACGACGGAATCACGTCTGATTCTGGTTTGCTAATATGCTACAGAGATTCAGCTTGCCCTGAACTTATAGAAGGAGATGCGGAAACCTACACGGTTCCAGTGTTTGATTGCGCGACTGTTGCAGGAGAAACATGTTGCACGGCCAACGGCAGCACATGCGAAGCGTCGGGATACGAACCAGACGGTTTTCAGAAGTGTTATTATTTTGTTGACAAATCAACCAACGAAATCGTTTTTGATGCGCCAACGACACCTGACATTTTAATTCCAGGCATCACAACCTTCTGCCTTGGAGGTGACAGCCCCCCTCCTGTAAGTGCAGGTTGCTTCAAACCAGCTGAGACCAGCGACTGCGACGGTACAAATAAGTGCAAAAGCTGCATAGCTCTTCCATGTACATACCTGTTTTGTCCAGATCTAGATTCAAACTATTGCAAGCGTGAAATAACTGACTACTCATGCACCTACGGATCGGTACAGCATTTCACAGCTGGAAATTTCTGCATTAACACACCATCAACTACGCTTGGTTTTGCATGATAGATCGCAGCAATCCTAAATTTTCAAAAAGGCCGTCAAGTTTTGATGCAATTGCTAAGGATAGAATAATTAGCAACGTGTCCCATGTGTCTTTTGAACAAAAATCGCACTGGAAAGCGTTATACGATCTTGCGTATGCACCGACAGCCGATGGATTGTTGAACTGGGAACACGGTATTCCGTCTGAGGGATGTAAATGCACCGAAGGATACTACCAGTTTAAAACGGCAGACCCTCCTGACTTTTCGTCCACTATGGCGTTTTTTCACTGGGCAAACAGGATCCACAACGCTGTAAACAGAAAACTCGTAAGGCGAGAATTTACGCTTGGAGAAGCACTTACTCTCTGGCGACACGTCCGTCCTTGGTCAAGCAATACCAAGGCAATCGTCACCGTCGCAACTGGACGAGAGTTTCGTGATTTGCTGCAAATCACAGAACCTCTGATCAGATCGTATGCCGCTAGATGCGATGCGGACTACATCGCACTAACCAACTCAACCAAATCCTGGTGGGGTTTAGAAAAGTTCCGCACACGTCATTTCGTCGAGCAATACGACGAAGTCCTTTTCATCGACGCAGATTGCATCGTGCAACCGAATGCACCATCGCTCTTCGGCCAGGATTGCGACGTGCTCATCCACGACGACGCACCATATCTACACAGCTTGGATTGGCTCAGGTCGGAACGGCGTGATGTCTGCAACGCGATCGGGATGCAGTACGAAAACAGCGACATCTGCCTTAACTCTGGCGTTGTCTACACACGCAAGGCTGCGTCTAGCATCTGGGCCGAGCCGCCATCCAACATCCCTACCAGTCACTGTGCCGAGCAGATCGTGGTCGAACAACAAGCGATCAGTCACGGATACGGCAAACTCGACTCGCGGTTTAACTGGCAGTTTTACTTCAAGGACTTTTATGCAGGATTGGAAGATGCGTACATCATTCACTTGGCAACCTGCAAATTAAAGCTAGATACCGCAAAATCTATCATAAGGGATTTCTGCAATGGGTCAGTGGAAGATCAAGAAGCTCGACACTAACGTCATCGAGATTGTGGTTGAGATAAAGAAAAACAGTCAGTGGAGTCAGGATGTCCTGCTGCGATCAGATGTGCATCATGACAATCCAAAATGCAACCAAAAGCTAGAGAAAAAACACCTCGAGCAAGCAAAAGAAGTAAACGCAGTTGTGATCGATAACGGCGATTTGCATTGCGCAATGCAAGGCAAATGGGACAAGCGCGCCGACAAGCATTCCCTCCGGCCAGAGCATCGCGGAAACAATTACTTCGACCTGCTAGTCGAAACTGCTGCTGAGTTCTACGAGCCCTATAAGGATCAGTTTGCGGTCCTCGGCAAAGGCAATCACGAAACAGCGATCACGCAGCGGCACGAAACGGATCTCACTGATCGCCTTGCAGCGCGAATGAGACAGTACGGGAGCAAAGTCGAGGCAAGTGGATATGGTGGTTGGGTGATCTTTCGATTTAATATTTTTAGCCGAACGTACAGAAGCATAGTCTTGTACCATTACCATGGAACAGGTGGTGGAGGTCCGGTAACCAGAGGAACGATTCAAACAAATCGCATCGCGGTATTTACGCCAGACGCTGATATTGTTTTAACAGGACACACGCACGACGAGTGGTGCTTAACAATACCTAGGCAACGCATCTCAACTCGAGGTGTTGTGTACCACGACGAGCAACTGCATATCAGGCCACCTGGATACAAAGATGCTTGGGGCGACGGGCATGGTGGATGGGAAGTTGAAAAGATGCTTGGGCCGAAGGCACTAGGATCGCACTGGTTGACGTTCCGTTGGTGCGGAGCATCGAAAACAGTCGTAATGGACACCAGGAGGGCGAAATGATCTTTGAGGCGTTGCGAGACGCTTTAAAGATCGCCAATCCAACAATTGCCGTTTCCGTGCGCAGGCTTGATTTGCCAGATACGCTTTGCGGCGACTGCCGCAGGAAAAGCGATCACTTCCTAATCAGGATCAACCGAAGGAAAAACGAGCAAGTACAGCTTGATACGCTCGTCCATGAATTTGCACATGCCATCTCATTTCTCGAGTGGGAAGAGACCGGGCAGCATGGGCCGATCTGGGCTCAGGCTCATTTGCAGTGCTATCACCTCTACGAAAAAATAATTTCTGGATAAATCGACAACGCAGAATCCCAACAAAAACATTGGCAAAAAGAACTTTATGGGTGTTTTCTGATAACTCTCTGATAACTCGATTTTCGATTTTTTCTCCAGGTGGTCTTGCTTTCGGTCGATACGACCTCTAGATTTTTATCCATGCAATTCAGCGTGAGTTGCAACGAAGTTGGTTTTATCTTGGGGAATGATCATGGTAGCTGAAAACGAGTCGGAAGAACTGTACGAGAACGAAGGTGCGATTGCATCTGGCATGGCAGTGATCACTGCATGCAATGTCATCAGAGCTACGAATTGCTCGATCCGCGATCTTACTGCTGCACTTTCTGTGCTTGGCTTCGGTGCTGGCGAGTTGATTTCGGTCTACATGATTCAGGCCGCAGGTGAGCTTGCACATCCAGACCATTCCGTCATGGATGAAATCAAGGGTCAGATCGAACATTTCACTGGAGGTGCTGAATAATGTGGTGCTTCTGGGTGACAATGAAATTGATCGAAGAATCTGGAACAACCAACGTCATGGAGTTCCGAAGGTTCAGCGGTAAGATGGATAGATGTGATTGCGACCAAGAACTCAGCCTGGAGTACGCAGAGATGCGAACTCAAGGATGGGAAGTTTTCTGGCGAGCAATTGAGCCTACAGAGCTTGAAGACATCAAGGAGATGAACAGCCATGCCATCTGGTCCTAAAGTTTTCTATGTGCTGATTAGAATGACTCGATCAATCAAGATTAAGAAGTCAAAGGGAGTTATTTACTCAGCCTTTGAGCGAGTCGAAGAGTTCGATGAAACTGTCAGTCATGGCGAGATGCTTGCTCTAGTGATGGATTGGCATGCCAGCGAACTTGATAACAACTGGTGCATGATGTGGAAGATTATCGGCGAACGCGAGGCGAAGAAGTTTCGCGAAAGCAGAAAGGCGAGCAGCAGTGATAAAGCTAAGTGAATCGATACCAGCAGATTCGCCGGTAAGCAACGACGCTCAGTTGATCGCTGCGGCGATATTAACGCTCCAGATGTCAACGATCAACGCAGTCGCTACGGTCGATGAATTGATTGAGATCCTATTTGGAGACGCGACTGATGGACACGACGAGATTGAATGATCGCGAACTTGCGATCTACAACGAGTTGTACTCAGTGATCTGTGGCTTGAAACAACGCATCAAGGATCTCGAGGAAACGGTTGCTGCGAAGCAAAAAATCATCAACAACTATGCGGATGATGTCGATAAAAAGATTAGCAAAGTAATGCGGTGTAATTCTGGCGAACGAGTCATCAGGAAACGCATTCTGGAGGACGACGAAGAATGGATCGAGTAAACATGAAGTTTTTGATTGAATGGAATGGCGGACGTGACATTGTAAATCGTTGGGAGGATGTGCAGCTGCACCCAAAGTGGTTCATCGCTTCGGTCAGCGAGTGGGTTGCTGGGTTAGGTTGGG